ATGAGTGTCGTTTAAAATAGCTACTTTCATTTAATTATGTGCCTCAATACAAAGAGATTCTTTATCACTAAAATGATATCCCATTGCTTTCATAAATCCTTCAAGTACTTCAACCATATCATCTCGAGATAAATCTTTCTGCATTACATCAATTGTAATACGAGTGTTTACCGAAGTTTCATGTTCATATGGATTACATATTAGTTGTATGTACGGGTTATCCGTAGGCTTGTTATATCCCATCATATCATAAATAACTCAAGTTTTTTTAATTTGGCCTTCTCTTCTTTAGCAAACTCTTTAATCGCTTGATCTTTATCTCTTACATTACCAATTCTTTGTCTTAAAGTGTCTACGTATGCCAATGTTTGTTCTGCACCTTCTGAATCCATACCCATTTGTACAAAATCATCGATACCCATTTTTTCAATAAACTTAAACTTAATATCTTGTTGCCTTTTTTCTTTAGCGATTCTTCTGATAAAAGCAAAATAACAAATTTGAGTAAAGTAAGAGAATGCGTTTGGTTTACCTGTTCTAGTAGCAGTTTCAATTTTATAATTATTGATTGCTCTTAAACAATTTTCTACAGCATCCATAACCATTTCTTCCCTATAAGTATACCTTACAAAATTTGGCCTTCGGCTCAAACCTTCGGATATCTTAAGAAAACACTCAGCAATATAATTTGTTACAGTTGGAACAGGTTTTTCTTCTGATTTAGCTTCGTTACATTTAGTAACATACTCTACTACAGCCAAAGAAAAATCTTTGTTATTAATATAGTGAGGTTTTTTGGTCTTTTCTGTCATGATTATTCTCCATAATGTTCTATTATAACACAGTTTCACATAAAAGTAAACGGTTTTTTTATTGAAAATAAATGAAAAAGTCCTTTACATTTCTCAAAATCTGTGATATAATAATATAGTCAACCGGGGAGGTTAGAGGTATACTAATTAATGTATAGTTTCAATTTCTTTATATTCTTCTGATGCTAGTTCAGCATCCATTTCTTCAGCAAGTTCATTCATTAATTCATCTGCTGATCTTAGTTTAGTTTTAGGCCGAGGTCTCATTCCATCCTTAGCCAGTTTAATATATTCTTCTTTAATATCTTCATCTATTTCTACATGATATATGATCTTACCTTGATGTAGCTTAAACAATTTTTGAGAAGAGAACGCGAACCATGGTACAAAGTAAAAACCGCCGATCATTCCATAATTAATCTTAAACGGTCTTTCTATAATATAAGAACCAGACTCTGTCTTCTCGCTCACAAGAGCGATAATCTCTTCCCCATTAAGTAGCTTAAATTGTCTTATGTTTAAAGAATTCATATTTTTATTTATATCCATACTATATGTTTATATCATAAACTTTAAATTTAAACCGCTCTTTTGAATATATTTTAATTCTTTCAGCTGCATGGTTTAAGGTGTAGTTTTTTGTGCCTTTCCAATGTAAATCATCTGCAATATCGTATACCTTAGTATTTATATCATCTCCAGACAGTCTTAATCCACGGCCTATAGACTGAAGTACTCTGATTTGAGATTTAGATGGACTCGCAAAAATTATGTTGTGAAGTCGTTTGATATTAATACCAGTTGAAAAAGTACCCAAAGAAGCAACGATAATCGCGTCGTTCTGTTCTTCGGTAATCGCTCTAATATTTTCTCTATCGTCAACTTTAGTTTCTCCGGAAACATAGAATAACTTCCTGTCTTTCTCTATCTTTTTACTTAAGATATCATGCAATGGTTTACCATGTTTTTCTACATAGTTAAATAACACTAATGTATTTCCCTTTTGATCTAAAGCTAGATTACTAATAAATGTATTTCTTGGACCATACTTTACAATAAAATCGATTTCTTCTTGATACTTAAACTTTGATACAGTTTTACAATACTCATCTTGATATTTTAACAGCAATATCGATATATCCATTTGAGCCAAAGCATTACTATCCATAAGATCTTTAGTGGTAGTAACCTTATATACTGGTCCAAATAATCCTTCTAATACTAACTGATGAGTTTGTGTACCGTCCAATGTTCCAGTAGTACCAATCTTAAATGGCGCATTAACACATTTTTCTAGTATTGAAGTTAATGATTTAGCTTTAAAGTTATGAGCTTCATCACCTATTACCATACCATATTCTGTAAACCAATCTCCACTAAATTTATGAATAGATTGCCATGTACTGATTATAACTCTTTGCGGTATGTTGATCTTATCTTTGCCAGAATATATCCTATGGCATTCTTCATTAGCATTCCATAAATCATCAAGTTTAGAATAGTCATCAAAATCACTGTACATTTGTTCTACTAGGGAAGTTGTAGGGACAATGATTAATACCTTACCTTCAAAATATTTAAGAAAATATCTTAATGCCATGTATATAATTAAACTCTTACCAGACGCTGTCGGGCTTAAAAGCAATCTCTTTCCATCTTTTATGGTGCGCGAGAGTGCATCGATTTGATAGTCCCTGGGTATTATACCTACTCCGTTCACGCTAGGGCCCAATTCGGTGATAAAGGCCTCTAAATCAATATTTTCGGTGATATGACTGTCACTTAAACCATTGATATAGTGCTCTTTTATCTGATACCCTCTTTCCTCACAGAATTGTTCTAGATACTTGACAAGACCACAATATAGGGTTTTATCCCTCATATTGAATAATCTGATCTTTCCATCCCACATTCTGTTACGATATGCCGGCATAAACTTATATCCGGGTACGTAAAAGCAAAAATGCTCAGATAACTCTTGACCTGTGCTAGCTTCACATTCAATCTGTATAAGAGTTTCGTTTAATTTTGTATAAGTGATTACTTCCATTGTGGTCCAACAACCCACCCTACGATAGATCTTCTATGCCCTTTTATTATAGGCGTAATCCTATGATATAAAATAGATGGAAATATTATAATAGTACCTTTATCTCGAGAATAAGTCATATCGATGTTATTAGCATCTCTAAACTCAAAATTTCCACCTTCATATTCTTCTTTATCAGTTAACTGTATTATATATGTAAATTTTCTATGTAACTTTCTATTCCATAAAACATCTTGGTGCCAATCATATTTTCCACCAGGACTATATTTTAATAGCTTAGTTTCATTAATTTTATTAATATCGTAAACTAAATTTAAATTTTTTATAAACGAAAATACCTTTACATCTAACCAATTAAATGTACCAGTTATATCATATGTATTAACAACACGAGAATCTGAAGAATCATTTGTAGTACCTTCAACCCACCATTGATTATTGGGTTGTACAACATTAATTTTTGCTAATTCTTCTAAAGATAAAAAATCTTTATATACCACTAGTAAACTTTCTCCATTCAATCATATTTTTAATATTTTGGTGTCTCCATTTAATATTGTCTAATATTTCTTTTAGGGTATTAACTACTTCTCCATTGTATGCCATTTTTCTCTGATGATCTTGAATAATTTCATCAGCGTCATACCATTTATCTAGGTCTCCTTTCAGTACAGTAAGACCATCTAATGGATCATAATCCCAACCTTTTCTATCAATTTCTTCTTTACTTAATTTTCCATTATAATGTTTAAACTTATCTCTAAGGATTACTTTAAATTTAAGTTCCAAATCTTTTTGTTTGATTTTTGCGACTGAATATAAGTCTAGGTATTTTGAGTGTAATTTTGCAGAATCTCGAGATGCTTCGTCCAATTGAACTTCGTCAATTTCGGCATCTTTTTTCCACATTTCTAAGATTGATTCTAAATTCATGATATATTATCTCCAGGCATATAGTTATATATTATAACACAGAATGCCTTAAATGTAAAGGAGTTTATTCGAACTCAAATGATGTATATTTAAATGATACGTCGGCTTGTAAGTACTCTACTTCAGTAGATTGCGAGTTAAACTCAACTGCGGTTAAACTAGTTGGAAAGACATCTTTAAACCTAATAGATTTGTTTAGATTATTATGAGAAGACATGATCATTAATGTAGCATCAAATTTATACTGATTTTCAGTACCACCTGTTGTGATAATATTGTGCATCCAATCAAATATTTCAACATAGTTTTCCATGTTTTCAGTAACATTAAATCGTATAGCTAAATCTTCAAAAGTAAGTCGATCTCCTGTCATAGCAAGATTTAAACCTCTATATGGTACTACAGCCTCTGAAATACTAATTCCAGGCATAGTAACCTGAGTACAAAAATACTCTGTATTTGCAAAATTAGTCGCATCAAGCTTAAACGTAAAGCCTACTGGACTTAAAAAGTTTTTATTCGTTGTCAGTGCCATCTTCTTCCTCCACTTTTGGTTCTATCTCTAATAATCCCCACCAATTCCATCGGCCGTCTTCTTTAGTATTTTCCATATATCTATTTATAATGATTAAAACGCTAGGCAAAAAAAAGGAGCTCCGAAGAGCCCCTTTAATCGAATTAGAATTAACTAATGGATTACTCCATGATTCCGTCAACTCTGAAGATTCTGAAGTATGGGTTAGCACGGTCAGTACCAGTTCCGTCTGCAGCGACGAACGGGTTAGCAACCATTCCATATCTTGTTTTGAATCCGATTCTAGGTTGGAAGTCCTCTTCACCAATAGCCTTGACCATAGTCAAAGGAACGTATGGGCAATAGAACATACCAGCGTCATAAGGATTAGCACCTCTGTATCCAACACAGACAAAGTCGCCTGTTGCATACGGATCGATGTATACCTTAATTCTTCCATTAAGAACACCAGCAAAAGTATTACCAGTATCATCAACATTCAAAGAAGTTGACAATGCAGGTGAATAGTCCAACATGCCTGAAGCAGCCAAAGCTGAAGCAACGTCAGAAGAAACGATTACATAGTTACCTTTTCCTCTTCTAGTTTCTTTAGCAATAACATTAGCTTCTCTTTCGATTTGCATGATAAGACCTTTGAACTTCTCAGCCATCCATCTACCGTCTGAATCAGTTTCTAGATCAAAAGCACCTTTAAGAGCTACGTTTGATTGTAGAGCACCAATTTTAGCTTTAGAAAGAACTGTTCTAACAACTTCTCTGTTGATCTCAGCTAGGATCTCAGCAGATAGGATATTAGCTAGTTCGCCTTCAGCGTCTAGACCATGCACAGCTTTAAGATCTTGTGCAAGTTCCATGGTGTATTCAGCTTTAAGAGCTCTTGACTTAGCAGTTACAGTAGATTTCTCAATTGAGAAAGCCATTTCACCAAAAGCCGCACCAGCACCACCTGACATACCACGTTGTTCCGCAGTTGCAGTTGGAAGACCAGAACCGAATGTTGATAAAGTATCAGAATCAGTAGCTAGAGAGCCATCAACAGGTGATGAACCATCTGTAGCACCAACTAGACCAGTAGGATCTGCTTGATGAGTACCTGTTCCTGAGAAATCAGTATCAGCTTCGTTGAACAGAGCTTCTGTTCCACCTTGAGTTGAGTATTTTGACTTCATTGCAAAGATAAGACCAGTAGGTCCACTCATTGGCTGAACGCCAGCGATATCATAAGCAATAAGGTTAGGCATTGCACGTCTAACAAGAGAGATCAATACTGGATCAAAGTTAGCAATGTTAGAACCAGTCGCGTTAGCGTGTGCTTCTGTTACATTACCAAAACTTTGTTGTACTCTTTCTTCTTGTAGAGCAACTTCTTGGTTTTCAAGAAGTCTAGCAGTTACTGCCTTTTTGTATCTATCGTCGATACTAGGAACATCTCCATGTTCCAAGACGGGAGACCATTTCTCCATTAATTTTTCGTCTGCACTAAACATTTTTAGTTTACCCCTATAGTTTATTTAATGTGTTTACTAATAGCTTGAGTATATGCGTTCATTGTGTTAGAAGATTCTACTAAAGGTTCTTCTTCTCCAACTAAAGCATCAGCTTCATCTACTGATTCGCTAACTTCTTTTTCGAAGTATGAATCTTTGATAGTTTTTACTTTCATTTCGAAAGTATCAGCGTCATCAAAGTCAATATCTTCAACCAAAGATGCAAGTCTTTCAGCTTCTGTTACTGCCAAGCCCGAAGATTGTTTTCTTACAATATTGGCTCTTTCGAAAGATTGAGCTTTTTCATGCAATTGAATATTATCTTCTGTGGTTTTATTGAGTTGTTCTTCGAGTTCAGCAACTTGATCGGCTAGATCGTCGATTAGGTTTGCTTTACCTTCTGGAACTTCAATGTAGTGTTCCTTGAATACTGATTGTAATGAATCCATAAACTGCTCAGCGATTTCGGTTCTTAGACCTTGCTCGATTGCAATTTCGTTTTCACTGATCCAATTCTCCACTACGTAGTTAAGGTAAGAATCTACCTTTTCTACTAATGATTCATTTAGATCGTTTACTTCAGACTCAAGGTTTTGCGCATATTCTGATTCTAATCTATCAATCTCGGCGCTTACTTTTGATTTGTAAGCAGCTTCGAAGATAGCACCAGCTTTATCACGGAATCCATCAGATAACGTGGCTTCTTCTGAAACGATAAGATCTAGGTCTTCACCAAAATCTACATCTTCAACTTTGGCTTTGTTAGGTCCAGCTTTTTCGCCTTTCTTAACCATTTTACCTACGTCTTCAGATTCTGACATTTTCGTCATCTTTGCGAACAACTGTTGCGCTTCGTCTTTTCTCGCTTTCTTCAGCATATCGAGAGCAGCGTTAATTACACCAGCTTTAGTTTTAGGAATTGCGATTTCCTCGACTTCGTCCTCGTCTTCTTCATCATCTTCTTCAGATGACTCATCAACTTCTTCTTCGTCGTCAGAGTCCTTTTCGTCCTCTTCTTCGTCTTCCTTTACTTTAGCTTCTGCAACTTCAACTTCCTCTTCAACAACTTCATCAGCACCTTCGAGAATTTCTTCCTCAGTTACTGATTCGTCTTCAACGCCTTCAGCGACAACTTTTCTTATTTCATCTGTCATTGACATTTGTATTGTCCTCTTAAGTTTTGAGTTTATTAAAGTTTAGAGAGGAAATTTTTAAACGCTTTCATCTCTGCTTCAGCTAAATGCTTAGCGGGAGTACGTTTTATTTCAGTCTCAATTTTTTCAATTTCTTGCGGCTGCAGGATACCATTATTCCATATCCATTCAACACCTTCCATAACACCGTTAACAAAAGCTGACGGCGCTGAAGGATCTTGAACGATATCGACGGAGGCTAACATAAAGTCATCCTTCACATACATGGTTCCGTTTTTGTTCGCAAGAGTTCCCATACCACGACTAGATACACCAAGCTTAACACCACCTTCAAGAAGACCTTCGACGATCTTACCCATAGGAGTTTTAAGAATTGATGCTTTTCCTATAACATCATTCCCCTGGAATTCCAGGTTTGTGATCTTATGTGAAACTTTATCAAGGTTTACTGTTGGCCCTTCCGGGTGATTTAATTCTCCAACAGCTCTCCCTGCGGAAACTTGCTCTTTGACATATTTGTCTACAGCAGATTCCAAAATCTTTTTCTCATAAATTCGGCCGTTACGATTTTTCTGTTCGGCCTGCATGAATACGCCTTCAATAACGTAATTCTTTTCGCCATCTTTTTTGGCTTCAGTTACGACATTTAAATTGTTACTTACGTATTCTGATATTAACTTCATTTGACTTCCTTTTTAGAAAGACCAGTAAGAACGTTAAGTATTACCTTAGGATTCGCACCAGCATTCATTAATGCTTGATTGATATCACCCCATTGGTACTTCAGCTTATCGCCAGATTTTGAATATTTACCTGGTCCTTCGCTTAAAAGTTCTTCTCTAATACTTTCTTCTAGTCTCATGTATTAACCTTCTTCGTTATTTACGAGTTCTTCTTCTTTTTGGACTTCAACATTGACCTTACCGATCTTTGAAGCCACTTCTATTTTCTTAGCATTAATAGCTGCAGTCATTTTGTCAGCCATAATAGAATTAAATTCCTTGTTCGCAGAGACATTGTCCCTCTTCCCAAGGCTAGAAATTAATTGTTCAACACTCATTTTTTTCCTCTATCAATATATATTTATAATATTTAAGTTTTCTACAGATCAAGATCGTCGTCGTCTTCGCCGTCGTCTTCACCTTCTATTTGCTTATCAATGGCTATAATATCATCATCTGTTTGACGTAAGATATTTTTTCTAACCCACTCATTTGATATGTATTTACCTACATACTCATCAACTGAAGCGATAAGCTCGAACCTTTCACGGACAATTTCTGCCTCTTTCAGTTCACTAAAGTAATTGTCTTCAATAAAATCAAAGGCAATTAATTCTTTCCATTCATCCCAATCATTAACGGTAATAATACCTTTAAGTAATAATTGAGTTTTAAGTGTTTGCATAAACACATCGGAAAATCTTTTTCTTAATCTATCAATGAATTTTTTAAATTTAACTTCATCTCTAGATATTTCAGTAGATCTACCTAATGCAAAGGTAGATTCTTGTTCTAATCTGTTAATAGGTACATTAAGTGATCTATATAGTTTCTTTTGAAAATATAAAATATCATCAATCTGTCCTAGGTTTTCACCACCTGGTAATGTCGATATTTCAGTACCTCTACCACCTTCTCTTCGTGGTAAGAAGAAATCTTCCAACATTGACATATGCTTTTTATCATCTTTGATATCGCCTGTCGATGCATCGTATACCAATTTGTTTCTATATTGATTCATAATGTTTCGAAGATATTCTTCTGCCTTACCTTTTGGAAGGTTACCTACATCAATATAAAAAATTCTTCTTTCTGGTGCTCTAGAAATCCTGTATATAACCAAAGAATCTTCCATCATTCTTAATTGATTAACAGGTTTAATTGCCTTCTGCAAATAAGATAAAATTCTTTTACGACCAGCATCAAGCATACCAGATGTACAATATATAATAGCATCAGGATGTATTTTAACTCCCTGATCAGCCATATTTAGCTTCTTATCTTGAAACAAGAAATACTCTTCTTGTTTAACTACAAGTTTAGCACCAGTTCTTTGATCTACCTTTTCTTCAACTTCTTTTACTTTACGCAAAGAAATAGGATCAATATATCTTAGTTCTTTAATACCTGCTTGAGGATTTTTTTCATTTATTATAACATGATATGGTAATCTACCATCAATATACCATTTTCTAAATGTATCATGTCCATAAGAATTAAATTTTAATAGTCTTAATACTTGTGCAAATTCATCTCTAACATTAGTTTTAATCTTGTCAGAAATATCTAATTTGTCTAATATAATATTTACTGGTGCCTCATTATGGTCACCAACAATAGATTCATTTACAATATCTTCAATTGCTGCATCACATTCAGGTTGCGCAGATATATCTCGATATTTGAGTATCTGATCAACTTCATTTTGTGCTTTATCAGCGTCTAGATCTAAATATGCACCAAAGTGACCTCCAGAGTTAATTACTCCAGCGCCATCTGCATCTGTGCTTGGTACAATAGAAACGGGTTCAGCATTTTTGCTTCCCTTTCTATTGATCTCGAATCCGAAAAATTCTGCCATACTTACTCCATAATATTGGAGGGGAATTACTCCCCTCCTCTATTATTATTTATACTACTTTAAGAAGTGG